CAAATTAATAATCAGATAGCATCTCAACGAGCAGCGGTTGAGGCTGATAATTACAATCGTGAGATCACTCAGAATCAAATCAATAATCAATTAGCCGCGCAACGTGCAGCGGTTGAGGCTGATAATTTTAATCGCGGCATCACTGTAAACGAATTAAATAATCGCAATACTCTTGCGCGAGAAGGATTGTTCGGCAATCAGTTTAATCGCAACAATGCTTTAGTCGATTTAAATAATCAAACAGCGCTGACGAGAAATGCGCTTGATTCTGACAATTTCAATCGCCAGCTACAATCCACAGGGTTTAACAATCAGAATGAGTTAGCGCGTGGTGCAATGTTTGCAGATAACTTTAATCGTGGTCTGAGTGCTGCTGACTTTAATCGTCAAAATGCTTTGTCGCGAGAGACAACAGCGGGTAATAATTTTGCGCGTAATCTTGATCTGGCTGGACAGAATATGTCTGAGGCGGGGTTTGCTGAAGACTTGCGAAATGCTGATTTCAATCGGAGACAAAGTTTGGTGCGGTTGGGTCAGGCATCAGCGGCGGGTCAAGCAGCGACATCTCAGAACACCGGCACAAACCTCGCAAACTTAGCAGGGCAGCGCGGTAATGCCTACGCTGCTGGGGCGGTTGGTCAGGCCAATGCTGTTTCGTCAGGAATAGGTCAGCTTGGTCAATTATATGGAATGGTTTATCCAAGCGGTGGAATTGGAGACACAAGCACTCTGGCATCTCGCGGCGGTATAAATAATATTTCTCCTACATTTTAGACACCAAAACAATCACGATATCAAGAGGTTAATAAATGGCTATTGATGCGCGTATTCCGATGCTGGTCAACACTCCAGATATTATCGGAGGATTTCAGCAGGGCAGTGAGTTTGCTCAAAACAATCAGTTGAATCAACTGGCATTAGATGAAACTCGCCGGTCTCAACAAGAGCAAAAGGAATACCGTGATCTTGCTACTGCTTATCGTGATGTAAAAGCCTTCAAATCTGTAATTCCAGATACTGTGAATACAGTTAACGCTGGAAGAGCAGTTGAAGCTCTAAATCTATTGAAAGATTCGCCGCACAAAACATCTGCGCTTGACGCGCTACAAAAAGGTAATTACCAACAGTTCAACGACACTTTGTCGATGATCGAAAATACTGGTAATGAATTAACAAGGATGGGGCAAAACGGCAATCTGCCTGTTGCATTACAAGTGTTTGAAAGCATGACGCAAAATTTAAGTGATAAAGATAAAGGAGCAGCACAACGTATCAATTTAGGTTTAGATCCTCGAGCAACAAGCAATAAAGTTATCAATATTGGTGGTGTTCCGCATATGAAAATCGGAGAAAACATCTTCCCAATCAACGTTGATGGCAAACAAGTTACTGCTGAATCAGTGGGAGACAGTGAGGCTACAATTGCAGTTAGCGCCAAGCGAGGTGAAGGTATCGGAAGCAATCAAGCCCAGGTGTCTGCAAAAATCATAGAGATCGGGTCTGATGCATCAAGAGCAGCAGCGGGAGTAAAACAATCTTTGCGATTATTAGAAGAAATACAAACTGGCGGTTTTGACGCTGCTAAATTGTATTTAAAAAGCACATTTGGTGTTGAGAGTGCTGATGAAGGTCAGCTTTCTAATTTGCTTGGCAAAAATGTGTTATCACAATTGCGGACAATTTTTGGTGCGGCATTTACAGCAAAAGAAGGCGACGAACTAAAAACAATTGAAGCTGGACTTGGAAAATCCAACGAAGGGAATATTCGCGTTTTGCAAGATGCTTTGACGTTTATAGAGTTAAAAGCTACCGATGCGATACAAGAAGCGAATAGGACAGGTGACAAAGCTACAGCGCGAAGGATTTCCAAATATTTAGAATTAGATTTAAATCAAGGTCAAGAAGGTTGGGAGTTGTATCGAGATGACAAATTTAATTATCGTTATGGTCGAATGGGTGAAGATGGTGAGATGGAGTACAAATCATTATGAGTGAATTTAACCCATCTACGGCGGTCAGAGCTAGTGATCGACAGCCCGCTATTAATTTAGATATCGATAGTTTTAATCCAAATACAGCAACACTGTCAGGCGGTGTTCCAAAACCACAAAGTAGACTTTCTATTCCGCAAACCGCAAGAAATATACAAACAAAAAGGGCTGCGGGTGGGTTTCCGATCAGGCAAGCAGACAATGCTAGTTTCGGTCAAATGGCTGCGAATATTTTCACCGGCAATGATCGTGAAACCCCAGAAAGTATGAAATTACCTGAGTTAAATTCAACCAACATAAATGAGTTTCTTGGTGATGATTTTGCTAGTCTAAACAACGCTTTCAACGCAGTTGCCGCATCAACAATGACCAACGAGGTTGAGATTGTTGATTTATTAAACAAAGCAACGCAGGGCGATATGAGTGTTCGCGCAGATCAAGCGGGAAACATGATAGTCACAAACCCCAAAACACAAAAAACTTTTATGATCAATAAGCCTGGCGTTTCGGGCAAAGACATAGAAAACCTTATCTCGCTTGGCGTTATGTATTCTCCAGCCGGTAGATACGCAAGTCTTGGTGCTTCGGGATTAAGACAAGTCGTCAGAGCAGGTGCTGCTGGCCTGGGGACGCAATCTGCAATCGAGAGCGGTCAAGTTTCTGCTGGCGGCACGTTTGATGAAGGAGATGTTTTAATCGGAGGCGTTGCGAGTGCTGGCGGTCAAGCCATAGCTAAAATGTTGGGCAACAGGATTGGAGCGTTACGCGCTCGATCAAATCAAGGCATCACCGACGAAGTTCGTCAGACATTCCGAGTTGCTGCACAAGAAGCTGGTATAAATCCGCAAGAGATAACCGACGATTTTATTGTTCAGATGTTGCGACAAGATGAGGTCGGATCTTCACCGGCTGAACTGCTTGCCCAGCAAGGTGTTGATGAATTCAACATTCCTTTAACTCGCGGTGAGCGCACTTTGGATCAAAATCAACTTCGATCAGAAGCAACTATGCGCGTTGGGCAAGACGATAAGCCGAGGCAAGCAATCCAACAGTTTGATGAAAATAGGGCAAATGCTGTTGAGGCCGCAACTGATCGAGTCCGTCAAAACATGGATGTAAGCGTTGACCAGGGTGAACAAGCTGGTCAAGTGTTGCGTGACACTGTAAGAGCTGCTGAACGTCAAGCAAATGATCAAGTTGATGAGGCATATGCTGCGGTAGGCGACGCCGCATTATCAGTTGATGGTTTAAAAGGTTTGTTAACAGCCACGCGAAATTCTATGCGTGAAATGCAATTTGATCGATCATTACCCCAGACTCAGGGCATGTTAGATCAGATTGGTACATTTGAAAAAACAATTAAAACTTTTGGCGATTCTTTGAGGCCAATTGATTTAAACAGAATTACGCAGATGCGTAGGCGGCTAGGTACGGCTATTCAAGCAGCAGATAATCCAGCGGATAAACGCCAAGTCACAATAATGAAACAGCAATTTGATGATTATCTTGATACTGCTGTAATTAATGGTTTATTTGAGGGCGATGAATCGGCGCTGACAGCGTTAAAAGGCGCTAATGTTCTTTTTAAAGAATACGCTTCAAAATTCAGACAGCAACCGACTAGAGGAAAGTCTGGAAAGATGGTCAGGACAAATGACGATCAAGCTGGCAATTTTATTGAAAAAATAATTGATGGCGACCCGACAGATACTCAAGTTGTCAATGCATTATTTGGAGCGACCAAAGTATCTAAAGATAGCGGCGTTGCTATGGCAAAACGCTTTGAGAATATCCTTGGCAAAGACTCAGAAGGTTGGAATTCTGTTAGGTCGGCGGCGATCAATCGTTTATTTGAATTTGGACAACAAAACAACAAATCATTTATCAAAGCTGGTGCAACACAAAAGAACATTCAAACCGCTTTGTCAAAGCAAAAAGAATTGATGAACACCCTATTTGATAAAGATGAAATTGCAACTATGCAAAGGTTTGCAGCGCAATTAAAACGAACCCAGCCAGACATTGCTGTTAATCGTGCAAATCCATCTGGCAGTGCAAACGAAGCATTTAGAATGTTTGCAAATAAATTGCCGTTTCTTAATGTTGATGTCACAACTATGGCGGCGGCTGAAGGTGTTTCACGCGCTGCTGGCAGAAGAGCTACAAGCAATGTCAAAGATGCGATCAGACCATTCTCAGGCATGAGTCAAAGACCAAGAGCATTAATCAGCGGCAGTTTAGGCGGCGGCACATCAGGCACAACTCAAAAACTTACGGAATAGGACAAGGGCATGGGATTTAGACAAGCCAGTGTTTTTCCAACGCAATTTGTCGATGAAAATGGTGAGCCTTTAGTTGGCGGCACTATTTCATCGTTTGCAGCGGGGACGACAAACACGCAGAACATGTTTACAAACTCCGCAGGAAATTCTGCGGGTGCAACTATTACGCTTAACAGTCGCGGTGAACCAGAAGTGTCTGGGACAACAACGGCGATATTTTTAGATGATTCGTTGAGTTACAAGTTTGTCTTAAAAACATCGGCGGGTACGTCAATTTATACTGTTGACAATATCACTGTTGGCAAAACCCTTGGCGGCATGACCGTCTTTGCATCTACGCCTTTTGTCGCTTTTAAAAATCTTCTTTCAGACAATTACGATGCAAAAATAAGTGTTGTATCTGATGGGTTTGTTTTTGAAACGGGCGGGTCTGGTTCGGCAACAACAAAGGCTAAATTAGGCTCAAATGGTTATTTTCTTTTGGACAACGCAGCGGCAGGAGGTGATCCAAGTAATCCATTACATGTGAAAGGTGGCGCAGCAGACTATCCGATTTTAGTGCAATCTACAGATGCAATTTGCGGTATTGAGTTACGCGATAACACGACAGGCGCGGGTGCTGTATCCATTGCAGCGTCAGCAAATGATTTACTGTTAACCGGAAATGTGAAAATTCCAACTGGTCAATTGACAGTGCCAGGGGGAATTAGTACAGGTGACATTCAAGCGGTGGGTACAAGCGGCAATATACCTGTGTTTCCAATTGTTGTGACTGCTGCGGGGACAACGCAAACACTGCCATCATCCCCGACGAATGGTCAAATTGCTGAAGTTTTTGTGATGGACTTTACGAATACTGTCATTGCTAGAAACGGCAAATTGATTCAAGGTTTATCAGAAAATTTCACGATTGATATGCCCTGGGCATGTGTAACTTTAAAATTCTCAAATGACACTTATGGATGGAGGTTGATGTCGTGAGTACTCTATCCGATTTCAGATCAACGGTCACAAATACATCGACATCGACGCTCACAAATAAAACGCTGACAAGTCCTGTTTTAAACACAGGAGTGAGCGGAACTGCTTTTCTTGATGAAGATAATATGTCATCAAACAGCGCAACGAAGGTCGCAAGTCAACAATCAATTAAAGCGTATGTCGATGGTAAAACATCTGGCTCTGTAAGTTACACGCAAGTTGATATTACCGCGCAGGGTGATTTGCGCCTACAAGACGCAAGCGGTGGGCAATACATAGCTATACAAGCTCCTGCAACTGTTGCATCTAATGTAACCTTAACCTTACCAGCAAACGACGGAAATGCTGACCAAGTATTAGCGACCAATGGCTCTGGGGTACTTTCTTGGGTAACAAGCGGTGGCTTATACAATACATGGTTGGTAAAAACTGCTGCATACACAATGTTGAGTGGTGATCAAATTGTGGGCAATCACGCATCCACCGCATTTACTTTGACGCTTCCAAGCTCACCAAGCGCGGGTGCTGTTGTGACGGTTAAGAATGTTGGGGCAGCCTTGATAACAATCGGGCGCAATTCATCAAATATAAATTCGGTAGCTGGAGATGCTCTGTTGCCGCTCAATAACGCGGCTACGCTTGTCTACGTCGATAGTACCATTGGCTGGACAACAATCTAAGGAGATAAATAATGGCAGCAGTAATAGGTAATAACGGAATTTACAATCGTGATCCAAACACAGTGCCGCGTGGATACGCGTATGGCGATTACATCTTTCTGGCTGACGATGCTAACAGTATAGTCACTTCAAGAACCCAAAATTTTTGGGACAATGGCGTGTGGACGGCAAGTGTGACTAGTGCGGCTGCGGGTAATGCTGCGAGAACAATTGTTAGTATTTCCAATAAATCTGGGTTTTTAATTAGCGGCCTTGGCAGCAATACTGGAGCGGGGCCAGCTACTTTTGTAATCACAGTAGACGGCGTGGCAACATCGCTTTATTACCCTGCAATGTCGCCAAACACGAATCAAAAAGTTTTTTTTGGAGCATTTGAACTTGCGCGAAACGATGGGATCGCTACCAGTCAGGTTGCGGTTGCAAGCAGTGGAACAGATACATGGAATAGCTCTGACACCGCAGTCAATTTTAACAATAACAGTTTTAGTAATAATGGCTTTGATCGTAGAATTCGAGTGCGAAATCCTATGGATGCAATTTCCAACGCAAATGCAGGTTGTATTCGGTTTGAAAATTCTCTAACTGTTACTTACTCTCAACTTTTTGAGCTTTACAGTAACATCGATAATCGTGCAGGTGTTATGTACAAACTAGACGCATAAGGTTGAGGAGAAAATAATGTCAGAACTAACAAGCATTGTCGCGTTAAACGATGGCACTGGATTAAGCAAATATTTGTACAGTGACGGTTCTTATGTAATTAAAGAAGTGCCGGTAGAGTACGTGCCGACCGCCGAAGATATAGCAGCAGACGCAAGATCATGGAGAGACTCAGAGCTTCAAGCAACTGATTGGGTCGTACCATTAAGTGATCATCCGCAACGCGCAGCGTACCTAACGTACCGCACAGCACTCCGCGACTGGCCGAGTACAGCAGACTTTCCAACAACCAAGCCAACATTAGGTAGTTAAACAATGGAAATTAAGTTATCAAATGTGTTGAGCCTTGTGCCAATTGTTGTGGTGGCTACGGGTGCTGTCTTTAGCTATGCCAGCCTAGATGCTATGGCAGAAGAGAACGCTGAAGATATCGAAGACGTTAGCGAACAGGTCGATAAGATCGAGGAAGAAGTTGATGAGCTTCAGCAACAGATGACGCGCACAGAAATTCAAATCGACAACGCTGTTGAGGATTTGTCGGAAGTCCGATCAGACACCAAGGCCATTCTTAACTTGCTCCAACGACAGCCAACCAAATAAAGTGAATGGGCGAGTTAATAATTGTCTTTGCGCTGGTTGTTCAACTCTCCCCCAATGATCAAGAACAAACTGCAAGTTATTGGATAAATCAACGGCATTGTTTGAATGATGCGCGGGTGTTGTCGCGCAGGGAAGACAACTTTCGTCCAGTCATTGCCTTTTGCAAACCTGTTTTTGTTAACCCAGTCGAAACAAAAGTTAATGGTTGGGTTGATCCTCAGACTGAGAAAAATCAATAAATGGATATTAATAAGCTAGAAAGCCATGAGCGCGAATGTGCTATCAGATATAAAAACATTGAAGACAGGTTAGATTTGGGCAATAAAAAATTTGATCGCCTCGAGATGATGCTTTGGGGCGTTTATCCGTTTATTTTGGTTTCTATTGCGTTATCTAAGTTTGTTTAATGAACGCCAAAAAATTTGAGATTGACAGCAAATATGCTGCATTTGACCTTGATCAAGATGGCGTTGTGACAGATGAAGAAATAAAACGTCACCAAGAAATGGTCGAGCTACAACTGCGCGAAGAAAAAGCGGATAGTCAAAGATCAATGGCATGGACTGCAATGGTTTCAATGGTGCTGTTCTCCATATTTCTCATGTTGCCAATTATGCCTGACTCACGAGTAAATGCTTTGTCGGATTTACTAGGTCTTTTCTATATCGCGCAAGCCAGCGTATGTGCCGCGTATTTTGGCGCGACTGCTTTCATGTCGAGGAAGTAATTATGTTGCAAACATTAGTCGGCCCAGTTGTAGGATTGTTAGATAAGTTTATCGAAGACAAAGACGCTAAGAATGCCCTGGCGCATGAGATCAATACGATGGCTACTCGCCACGCGCAGGAACTCGCAAAAGGGCAACTAGAGGTAAATAAAGTCGAGGCCGCGTCTAGCTCTATGTTTGTTGCGGGATGGCGACCCGCAGTTGGTTGGGTTTGCGTTCTTGGCATGGCCTCAAACTTTATTGTGATACCTATGGCGAACTTTGGGCTTGCTCTGTCTGAGTCGGGCATCGTTATACCTCTGATTGAGACATCAACAATGATGCCGGTGCTGATGGGTATGCTCGGTCTTGGAGCTATGCGTTCTGTTGAGAAAGTTCAGAAAGTAAGCAGAGAAAAATGATTTTAAAATTTCCTGTGATTACAGATGAGCAAAGAAATGAAAAGCGCGTAATTAAACAAAAACGTGAAATTGAAAAACAACAAATTATTATCGAAAAATTGAAAGCAAGATTAGACGAAAAGTTAAAGCAAAATGGGCAATAAATTACCAAAACTTGATGGGTTTACAATCACCATGATTTGTATTTTTTTAATTATTTGCTGTATAGATGTGTTTGCAAGATGAAAGCATCTGAAGACTGTAAAAAACTTGTAAAGCATTTCGAAGGATTACGGTTAACAGCATATCAGTGTTCTGCTAATGTCTGGACACTCGGATGGGGTCATACAAGAGGCGTGAGCGAAGGTGATTACATTGACGAGGATCAAGCTGAAGCGTGGTTAGACGACGATTTACACTCTTGTGCGAAGGATATACACCGACTAGTAAATGTGCCGTTGGAGCAGCATCAGTTTGACGCATTGTCGAGCTGGGTGTTTAACCTTGGTGGTACTAATCTTAAAGAATCCACCATGCTTAAAGTTATCAATCAAGACATTGATGGCGACATTGTATTTGAGATGAAACGCTGGAATAAAAGCAATGGGCAAATACTCCCAGGTCTTATAAAACGTCGAGATGCAGAAGCTGAGATGTGGCTGGGTTTAGGATTTAAGCCCTAATTAAATGTGGAGTTATTGAGCATTGCTAGAAATAAAAACTGATCATTTACTGATCATTTGGGCTATTTTTAGGGTATTTGCATCGTAAGTCATTGATTTTAAACAAGATAAATGGGGTGGACGACGGGGATTGAACCCGCGCCAATGACGGCGAGTGTAGGCCAGTGTCGGCTACAACCCGCATGAATGCTGACTTTTTATTTTTCGTGACCTACAGTGGGCGACATTAACCGATAAAAGACTGATCATAAAACTGATCATTTGCCCCTTTTATGCTCTGTTCCCGGTAGCGGTTCAAACTGCGAAAAATCCTTGTCAGATGCATACTCATCTATCCACTCTGCATAGGTGTTTAAAAAGACGGCAGTTGAGTGGCCTAATTGCTTTGCAGCCAGTGGTGCTAATACTCCTTTTGAGAGCAATTCAGCAGCCCTTGTGTGCCGACAAGCATAGGGTGTTCGGTAGTGTATTTGCTTGCGCTTATGCGCCTTTTGCCATGCCCGATTAAATCGCCTTGTATCTTGGAAAAAACCACCGTTTTCGTTAACAAAGAAGTAGGGCGAGTCTATACGCGGCGGCATCATCTTCATTGCCTTTCTGACCCAAAGCGGCACATAAACTTTTCTGCGGTGACCTGTCTTGGTCGATTCTACTAACCTTCCTCTAACGATCTGCTGGTGAACGTGCCAGTGCTCGCCATCGAAGTCATTTCTAAGCAATCCTTTAATCTCACCAGGGCGAAAGCCACAGCCAAAAAGCAGCGCAAAATACACATAAACATCGCCGGTCAAACACGACATTATCTTGTCACGCTCTGTTGGCATATAACGCTCTATTGGTTTTGTTTGTGCCTTTTTAGTTTTAATAATCGCCGCTGGGTTTGGGAATACTTCGGCATAGCCCAAAACGCCGCGCAAAGGGCCAAGGACATTGTCACGGGTTTTGCTTGACGCATCTATCCGACTGAGAGCTAGCTTAATTTCACGGGTGGTAATAGAAGCGCAGGGCTTCTTGCCGAAC